GCGCGTCGCTGTGCTGGCATGGGGCGGGCAGGGCAAGCAGGCGGACATGGCTTTCCTGCAGATTACTGGCACTGGCTGCAATGCGCTGCACCTGAATGAGGATCGTCTCGACCGCGAGAACCTGCGTACGGTCTTGCAGTCCGTGGACGCCACGATCACGCGCCTGGACATCTGCTTCGACACCGAATCTCTGGGCGTGCTGGATTGCTGGTCGGCGTATCAGGCCGGCCGCTTCAACGCCTATGGTGGGCGCGGCACGCAGCCGTCGTACGACCAGGCCGGCGACTGGCTGGAGCATCAGGGCAGGGGCCGCACGCTCTATATCGGCAAGGCGAAGAACGGCAAGCTGATCCGCTGCTATGAGAAGGGCAAGCAGTTGGGTGACCCGGATTCGCCCTGGCTGCGGCTTGAGGTGCAGTGGGGCAATCGGGATCGTGTGATTCCGTTCGATGCTCTGGTCGATACAGACGCCTATTTTGTCGGTGCCGCCGATTTTTTCTCGACTGTCTTGGCTTCCGTCCCGCGCATGGTCAAGACGATTTCTAAGGGCGCGGCCATCGTGGCGGAAAAGCTCGTGCACCACGGGCGAGAGGCTTACGGCCGGCTGATCCATCAGCTTGTGCAGGCCAAGCTTTCTGCCGATCAAATCGTTTCCATGTTGCGCCGAGAGGGCGCACCTAAGCGCATGGTGCCGTTCGTCCTGAACGATCAGGCCGGCACCTTCTTTCCAAGTGGGTATTTCGAGAGGGTCATGTCATGAGTGAAGCTGCACAGCAACCGAAGATGGGTGTCAACCAAGCGTTGATCTCGGGGCGTATCGAGGAGTCGACCGCGCTGGATAACGGTGGCTTTGATACGGCCATCGCCATGCCGGCGCAAGACGAGTTTTCGTCGCCGTCGTTCATCCACGTGTATTCGGACAAGCGCATCGGCCAGAAGGGCGAATTGGTTCGGGTGATGGTCGATGTGCGCGGCTTCCGGCAGCGCATCAACGGCAAGCAGGGCGTGTGGGTGAAATACACGAACACGCTGCGCGCTGTGCAGTAACGCCATGGCCGAAACCTGCTGCACGGCCGAGCAGCTTGCCCTCATCGGCATCAATGCCCAGGACATTGCGTACGCCTATGCCTGGGGTTTCGGGGCCGTCCTTACCGCCTGGTTTTTCGGGTTCTGCGTCGGCGTTGCAGTGGACGTGATTCGCAAGGCTTAGGGCATTTGCCCAACCGGCGCCAGGGCGGTTTCCCTGGCATTTTCGGGAGATCCCAAATGGCAGAAATCTTTGCAGCTGTTGACCTGTCGGCCGTCGCCACTTTCGTTGGTGGTGCCGGCGTTCTGATCGTCGGTATTGCCCTGGCTTACAAGGGCATCAGCCTGGCGAAGCGCGCCGTTTCGAAGGCTTAAACGGGGCTGTCATGACAGGGGCACTGGTGGCGCTGTTCTATGTCCTGGTGGCGATGCTCGGCGGCATCAGTGCCCTCTGTTTCCTTTTGGCGTTCAGGGGGCGCGCAACGTGAATAAACGTCACATGGGATGGTTAATAACAGGGCTTGCGATGGCCCTGTTTTTCATTGGACAGGCGCACGCTGTCGATACGTGGATCACGTTCGATGAGAACGGCAACATCATCGGGTCATCGAGTGCAGCGCAACGCAGTCAGTTGTTGCGTGATCTCAGTGCTTACAACAGCGGCCGGGCCCCGATGCCTGCGAACGCCATGATTAATGGCGGGATGGTCACGATGGAGCGTGCCGCGACGATGCAGCTTGGTGCCGGATCTGGCCTCGGGTCTGCCGTGCGTGTCGCGCTCAAGGATATTGTCACGTCGCCTGTCGCATCGATTGGCAAGGGTGTCGCCAGTGTTGCTAGGGCCACGCCTGCCGGTATTGCTGGGACCGTTGCGGCCTCTATCTTGCTCGATGCCGGTATCAGTTGGGTCAACGGTCAGTGGACCAAGGCCGGAGTTCCTGAGCAAGCACCCAATGGCACGCCCTATCCGTCGTCTATGGGTTACTGGGAGGTGGCTGGCAATTACAGGAGCGGTTCATATGAGCAGTCTTGCTCTATGTACGCGGCGGGGATCACTGGTGGTCAGTTCACTTACAGCTATTCCGGGTTTCGATCTGTCGCCCTCAATACCGGCTACTGTCAGCTTCGCCGCGTTCATGTGCCAAGCGGTGAGGTCGCAACCGTAGAACAGCAGGCTGTCCAGCGTCCTGGTTGCGCTTCTGGTCATACGTTGTCGAATGGCACTTGTTATCCCCCTGGCTATGTCCCGCCCAAGGATTCCGCGCCGGCGACGGATGCACAGATCCAACAGGCTGTTACTGATGGTCTTTCCAGGAATCCTTCACAGGCCATGGACGTGCTCAAGAACATCTACGACAACGGTGGATGGGTGCCCTTGGACGTCGCTGACTCGGCCGGTTGGACCCTTCCGACTACGCCGGTCAAGGGGCAACCGTCTACCACCACCAGCAATAGCACTGCACCTAATGGTGATTCGCTCACTACCACCAGGACGACGACACCCACGCTCAACCTGGGCACGACTGGCAACACGGCCGGCAACAACGGTATTACCTACAACGTCACGAACAACACGACCACGACTACGACCAACAACACCACTGGTCAGACGTCTACCGAGACCGAAACTCAGGACGCTCCTATCACCTTCACTGATGCGGCGATGCCGGATCTTCCCAAGCTCTATACGCAGAAGTATCCCGAGGGTCTGGCTGGCGTTTGGCGGTCCAGTGCGCCGGACGTGCAGAACACCCAATTCTTCCAGGGCGTGAAGTCGATGTTTCCGAGCTTTGGCGCGGGGCAGTGCCCGGTCTGGCGGATGAACTTCGCCATTGGGAAGATGGGCAATTTTGGCACTGGCGATCTCACTGTGCCGTGCTGGATCTTCCAGGCGCTTGGGCTCGTCGTCCTTGCTACAGCGGCCTTCACGGCCCGGAAAATCATTTTCTGAGGGGGTATCTCATGGGCGCGTTTTTCACCGCGATCCTGGCGAAGTTTGCCGCTCTGGCTTCCTGGCTTGGATCGCTCGTTGTCGCCGCCTTTGCAGCGTTCTGGCTGCTCGGCACCGACCTGGTCTGTTGGGTATTTGAAAGTGTTCTTAAGTTGACCGGCACCTTGCTAAACGGCTTGCCTGGCACTGACGCATTTCAGGCTCTCAATCCTGCGCAGTACATCAGTGCCGCGCCGGCCGAGCTGGTCAACATCATTGGTTTGCTGAGGGTCGGTGAGGCCCTGGCGATCATCCTGGGCGCGATATCGATCAAGTTGCTCTTGCAGCTCGTGCCCTTCACACGTCTCGGGAGTTAGTCATGGATCTGTTCGGTTTTAAGCGACGCGCCTTGATCTCTAAGCTCATGGATTTGGCTGCGGATTACCAGGCTGAATACGACGAGTCACGGGATGCTTTTAACGACCTGGCGGCTGAGATCACCAGTCGCGAGGATTACCACTTCGAGAACGAATTTGGCGACAACGATTGGGACCAGCAGCTTGAGGAATTTGCCGCGCGCTCATATGCCGCGATGATTAAGCTTGAGCTCATCCAGGAACGCATTGAAGCCTTGGAGGCGTGAAATGATCAATCTCCTCTTGGGCGCGCCTGGTGGCGGCAAGAGTTATGAGGCTGTCGCGTTTCATGTGTTGCCTGCTCTCAATGCTGGCAGGCGCGTTATCACGAATCTGCCGCTTGTCCTGGATGAGTTTCCACCGGAACAGCGTGCGTTGCTTGAGCTCCGTTCCCATGCAAAAGGTAAGGCGGAGCGTCGCTCTGGCCTGGCCAGCGTCCTGGGCGACTCTGCAGACGACGAGATCTTCACCAGGCCGTTTTCGACGGTTGAGTGCTATGGCGACCCATGGCGGCACCCTGATAGCGGCTCTGGGCCGCTCTACGTCATCGATGAGGCGCACATGTGCCTTCCCAGGGAAGGTACCGGCCGTAAGGTGCGTGAGTGGTACGCGATGCATCGTCACGAGCTGGCCGACGTCCTCTTGATCACGCAGAGCCATGGCAAGGTTTCCAAGGACATCGTTGACCTGGTGCAGGTTTGTTACCGCGTTCGTAAGGCGACTGCCTTCGGCTCCAACAGTGGTTATGTCCGCAAGGTTTTGGATGGCGTCAGGGGCGAGGTGGTCAATACCTCGGTCCGGAAATACGACAAGCGTTACTTCAAGTTCTACAAGTCGCACACCAAGAGTAGCCAGGCCGGCGCAGAGCTAGCTGCTAATGACATCGTTCCCCTCTGGAAGCGGTGGCCATTTCTCGGCCTGGGCATCTGTGTTTGTTTGTTCCTGGTCTTGTTGGGGAGTGGTAAGCAAATGAACCCGCTCAAGCCTCCACAGCACCAGGCCAAGGCGATTCGTTCCAGCTCCGCTACACCTGGTCAGCCTGTCGCTCCGGCCGCGGCTCCGCATAGCCCCGCAGCCGCGCGCACGGAGGAGCACGGCGATAGGGGCGGCGCGGTGCCCGTGCCTGATCGCAAGGCTCCCCAGGTGGCCGGTCCCTTTGCTGGGCTCGGCGTTCACCTGATGGGGCGCGTTAGGCTTGCGTCGGGCCGCGAAGTGTATTCCCTGGTGATGTCTCAGAACGGCCAGCGGATCTTTTCCACGAACTCCGATGAGCTGGTGGAGGCAGGCTACAAGGTCAAACGTGTCAGCGACTGCGCCATGGCGTACAGCTATCACGATGTTGAGATGGTGGCTGTTTGTGACGCACCGCAGGTCGGCGTTACACCAGGGGAGGGCGTTATTGCCGACCGTCCACGGCCGCAGGTAGCCGAGGTAAGTTCGTCGTCTTGAAAGGCTCGATGAGGGCGTCTAGCGTCAGGAGTGTCTGCGCGCTTGTCCGCACGATAGAGCGCGACTGCAACGGTCCTGTGCTCGTATCCGTTCCGGCCTCTAAGGCCACTCCGCAGACCGAGTAGCGGGCGGTGCGA